ATGAGAGTTATTGCTGATGGTTGCATTAAATGTGGTTCTTGCGCATCTGTTTGCCCAGTTTCCTGCATTACTGAAGGCGAAACTAAATACGAAATTGGCGATGCTTGCATCGATTGCGGTTCTTGCGAATCCGTTTGCCCAGTTTCTGTAATTTCCGCTGAATAGTACAACAAATCTAAAAGACCAGTAAACGCTTATGTTTACTGGTCTTTTTATTTTTGCAAAACGGTAAAAATCACCTAATTTCTTCTCGGTTGCTCAACCGTTGCTCACCTTTTAATAGGTCATCTCCGTAAGGTAACTTATTTACCGCATCAATATATTGTTGTAGTGTTTTATGTGTATAAACATCTGCAGTGATATTATCCTTGTTAGCATGGCCGACGATCCGCTTGATTATAATTTCATCAATACCTATGTTACTACACATTGATATAAAAGTATGTCTAGTATCATGAGGTTTGTGCTCGCCTAGGTTCCATTCTTTACATCTCTTTTGCAGTTCCTTGCGGTATATGTCCTTATGTATCACGCCATCTAGTAGGCACTCGGAACGTTTAAATTTTGCTTGCTGATATAGTTCCTTGATGAAAGGAGAGATACATTCCGCAATAGGGATAGCTCGATTACGGCCAGCCTCTGTTTTAGAACCGCCAATCATATATCGTTCTTTGATGTGGATATCATCCACTCGGATTGTTTGTAATTCGTTCAATCTGAGCCCCGTGTAGACGTATATGAGTGTTAGCTTGGATATTATATCGTCCGAGTGTTGCCAAAGCTCATAGAGTGCCAAATTCGTAAATATATTAGCCTTCTTAATTGGCGTAGCGTTTTTATTAATAATAATATCGGAAAGGTAGTTGCGCGGAATGACTTCCTGCTTTACGGCAAGTGTGCCGACCGAAACTATGATCGCTTTAATTAACTTTTGATAAGACTTTGTGTGCGTCGAATTATCGAATATAGACTGCAGATGGGCTGCTCTAAGATTTTTCATTTCGATATTGAATAGGTGCTCTACTAATTTTCGCACAACGTGTATGCTTTTTATTCGCCCTTTAGATAGCCCCTGGCGTTCAGCTTCTTCCAGGCGCCAATCGAAGCACTGCCCAAAAGTGATTTTGCGTTCCTCTTGAATTTGCGGATTAGTAGAGAATAGAGCAAGGGCATTATACGCTTCTTTTTGCGTCGCAAAGGTGCCTATTGATTTGCGCAAGGGTTTACCCTCAGAATTGTATCCAAGAGTCACCACGGCTCGATATGGCTTACGTAGGGCCTTATGTTTCATCTTATACACGGTGCCAGTACCGTTGGCACGTTTCATAGCCATAATTTCATACCTCCTAAAATACCCCTATCTGAGTAGTATCGGATAGGGGCTTTACGTTTATTAATCACTTGTCTTATAGACTAATTTATTTTCTTTATCCATAAGTTCTGCTAATTTATCAGTGGTAATAGGTATTTCAATTTTATCGCCATTTCCATTAATAAATTTAATAGTATACGGTGGGTTCATAATTATTTGTTTAGGTATTGCATAGTAGACAAGGGCATAGCTATGCGGCATCATATCATAGATTTTGGTATTCATCGCTACTGGGATTATATACTGATTGTCCTTTTCTATAAGTAATCGTTGTGATGGTAGTTGAGGCATTACTGTACCGGCTAATGGATTCTTTAGATGAAGTGCATATGTAGCTATGTATACATAATCATTACTGTTTAGTATGGCTTTCTTAAAAGATTCGTCTGGAAAAATCAGACGATCGTCTTTGGAATATGATACATATTTAGTGATTGTAGCTGGGGTAATTAATACCGCGGCGCCACCAGCTCCACTCCGAAGTTCAACTCCATAATTAATTGGGCTTTCAAGTTTACGATCAGTTTTATAATTTTGCCCGGTGCTCCAGATTTTATCATACGTTTCTGGGGTTACATCAATAAATTGTGCAAATGAAGAACTAGCAACTGTTGCAAATAATGCCGCGATAGATAAAATTTTATAGAATTTCATTGTTTATCTCCCTTATTAATCTCCCATATTAATCTCTTACAAAGTCACATTGTACATAACAACCTTACCAATCAGGTATAAGTCATCTGTATTCTCGTAACTAAATATGATGTCCCGAAATGCCATATCCGAGCTATCAGGTTTAAATACAAATTCTTTATGTTGTTTATCATTGTAGAATCTTTTAACTGTATAATCCCCTCCATTCTTAATAACTACAATATCTCCGTCATGGATATCTGGCAGTTCTATATTTCTTAATACGGCGATAATAGCGCCGTTTTGGATAACGTTGTTCATGCTTTCACCGTTAACCGGCATAAGTATAATATTCTTATTGCCTGCGTAACGACCCATCATGAAATCAGGGACAGATATAGTAGGCATGAAGTTAATGGCGTCTATCGTGGTTAACGCGCCCGCTGATACAGATGCAGGTACGTATTTGTAATTGTTGAGGTGAACCATATCTATAAACGCATCAGATTCTGCGTCAAAACGGCTGGCTGATTCGAACTGTTCAAATTTGTCTGAATCGCCGTTAAATACGCTCGGGATATATTCATCATACATGTCGTTATCCTTATAAAACTGGGACAAACTTTTACCATATACATCGCATAATTTTTTGAGTAAAAACAAATTAATGGGCTCTATCTCTGCCTCATAATCCTCAAGGTCTTTCTTGGGGATTTTTGTTATTTTTGACAGGTCCGAAAGGGATAAACCTGAGTTCACTCTTTCATTGATTAGCGCCCCCGGGATGCGGTCATCGGCTATCAAGTCCGAATCTGTTAGGTAATCAACAGTAACATCATAACGTTCCGCGATGCGCTTTAGCAAATCCAAAGGAATTTGTCTCTTTTCAGATTCATAATTACTTAATGTATTTTGAGCAACACCTAAGTCTTCGGCGAACTGTAGTTGACTAAGCCCTAACATGTGGCGTAATTGTCTTAATTTCATAAGTCTTCCTCCTTAAAAGTCTCCCTGCTTACACAATATCACATATAGCGATATTTTTCAAATATATTGTTGACGATAATCTCAAATTGAGATATACTAATATCACAAATTGAGATATTTTAGATGTAAAGGGAGGTGATTGGATGAGACAGTACTTGATTGATGCCAGAAATAAAAAAGGGCTCACCCAGGTTGAGGCGGCAAGTAAGCTTTTTATGTCTCAAAATTATTTATCAAATTTAGAGACTGGCAAAAGACAGAAAAGCCTTAGCGTGGCAACTTTAAAGGCGTTCTCAAAAGTTTATCAGATTCCGTTGGCTGATTTAATCGCATCAGAATCTGCATATGGAAATACCTAATAGGTAACGAAATTAAAAGAAACGAGGGCAGCAAATGACAGATATGGAGATTTTGTATAATGCTTACCGTGATAGCGGGTTACAGACCAACGAGGAAATGGAAAATTTACTCGGATGGCCGAACGGTAAGATTAGAACTATGAAAGCCCGACTAAAGGCAAGAGGATTTATCGACTATGAATTCGGTAAGCCGGTTACGATTTTAAAGCCGTATCGAGAAGATGTGGAAAAGCCAGAAAGCTTCAAAGCAGCTATATACCGAGAGATGTTAGAAGTTTACATGGATGATTTCCGTAATCAAGATACTTTTAAAGATCGTTTACAAGTAGGCCAAGAAATCAGAATGATTTTGAAGGCTATATGAAAAGGAGGGGCAGTGCACATGATTAGAAAAGTGATTTCGGTCGCCCAAATGTCGACCGTGCTCGGTGTTAGCCTAACAGCTATCCGAGAGGGAATCGCAAGAGACCGATTTCCATTTGCATACTCCTGGCAGTCGCCAGGTAAGAAGTCAAGAGCCTTTGTCATCGATAAAGAAGGGTTTAGGACGTTCCTTGTCCATTCGCTTGGATGGGATACGAAAGTAGTTGATGCGGAGTTTAAATCCGCAGGAATTCATTAGGGAGGATAAATTATGAACTGGGGTAATACATCTTACCATTATACAATTTCCGTAATTAAAGGAATCGTAGGCGGTTTCCAGTATAGCCTCGACAGAAAATGTAATACAAAACGATGGGCGCTGATGGAGCTTGAAGAATTAGGTACCTCGAATTGGGGATTTTCTAACTTAAAAACGCGATTAATTGACAACGCCATCCGGGAGGCTATCAAGTATGTTAAAAATACCGACATATCAAACTGTCAGGTGTCGACTGTGTATCATTCTGGATTTAGGCACGTTCCTGGTTATTTTAAAGGTTTAAAGGAGATGTAAATCATGAACTGGATTGACGTGGGGATGCACTTGAGTTTAGCTGCATCAGCAGTAGCATCTATTTTATCAATGATGATGTTATAAAGGAGATCAAATTATGGGCTATATGTTATTGGGGACGTTCCTCATTGCAGGCTCTATGGGGGCCTTAGAAGTAGACCAAATCGGTTGGGAACAGTTTATATTGCAATCTTTAATCGGATTCGTTATATCCCTATACGGCTTTTATAAAGATAAAGCCGAAATGGATGTTGAAGAGCAGGAAGATGTCACGTACATCCCAAGAGTGAGAACTCACGGCGATTATTGTAAGAATCCGTATTACAACTAAAAGGAGTTATGAAATGTCAAAGCAGTATATCAGTAAACAAAGAGTAAAGGATTTTATATATGATATTTATTGTGAAAAGAGGGATGAAATTTATAAGGCGGAAAGCGCAGCAATAAATAAAGCAGTCGCTGCTACAGAATCCTTTAAGCGCCTTGAGGGCGCATTAAATTCAGCTCAATCTATAGCTGAAGAAATAGTACAAGCCGGGTTTGGCGATAGTTTTCTAAGTAAAATTCCAACTCTGAAGAGTTTGCTCAGCGAAACGATTTCTAGAAGTAAGTATATGTATTCTGATCCATTAAAATCGTGGTCAACAATTTGTGAAATTGTTAAACCTTTTGAAGAGCAGCTATCTGAGCTGTCCTTTGCTAAATGTGACGCATATAAAATTATCGATAATGCACAAACAGGACGAGCGGCGGCAGATGCACTGAAAGAACAAGGCTTAGACTTTTACTCTTGGCAAAAGAAAGAAGTGGAGGAAAATCTCGACATAAGCGCTTTGAAAGGTGGTGATTAAATTGCGAGAATGTAACAAATGCCAAAAGCGAGACTACTGCATTCCTGATGAATGCGAGGATTTAGGCATAAAAAATGAGCCTGATGATGCGGCAACATCAACAAGCTCAAATTAGAAAAATATCCACTTAAAGTATACCACAGAAAGGACATATTATGGAATTCCTATTAGTTACTTACGATACCAGCGATTATTACTGGCAAAATAACACACCTGTACATAGCCCAGATGAATTTTGGTTTAGATATTACGAATCCGATACAAATGTTCCAATCGATAACATTGGTGTTGGCGATTGGGTTGTTGTTAAATCAAGAAACGGCTTAGGCGTTGCTCGTGTTTTGAAAAAGGCAAAAGACCTTGATACTGTTCGGATGCAAGGTTTCAAAGGGAATGTAGTCAAGCAGGTCATTGCAGTTATTGATACCTCTAAATGCGATAAACGTGAAAGCGATCGAGCTAAGTTGGAGGACATTGAAAAGAAACTTGAGCAAAAGGCTAAGAACGCTGAGCGCTTGACTATGTATCGATTACTTGCAAAAGATAATCCGGAATTCTTAGCGTTACTTACTGAGTATGAATCTGTAAAGGCCTCTGTCGATGAATTATAAAGCAGCTCGTGACAATAAGGACGATTATTAATATTCAGGAGGATTTAAACAATGATTAAAGTTGAAGTTCAAGGAGTTAATGTACTAGATGTATATAACCAGCTAAAAGCTGTGTTAAATCAATTCAGAAGTTTTGTAGATAACGACAGAGCAATGGATGATAAAGCCCCTGGCATAGTAGATACAGTGGTATCTACAGTAGCAACACCGTCCGTGTGCGTATCTAATCTTACACCACAAGATACAAATCAAGGTGTACCTACTACAACAGTAGCTGTGCAACCAAACTCCATATCCATGACGGCACCTAATGCAGCTGTACAAGTTACTCCTACTCAAGTAGCTATTACAGCACCAACTGTCAACGTGGCAACTGATACCTCGGTACAAACAGTTACCGCACCTGTGCAAACACCTGTTACTGCTCCAGTATCTCAGGAAGTTAAGAAATATACATTGCCTGAAATTCAAGCGGCGCTTGCACCATTACTTGACGCTGGAAAAGCTGTAGAATTGCAACAATTAATGGCACAATTCGGTGTTCAATATTTGGGTGAAGTACCTGAGGACAGATACCCCGAATTAGTAAATGCGATTAGAGGATTGGGGGCAAGAATCTAATGGCATCTCGATCACATGCATTATTAAACGCATCGGGGTCACACCGGTGGCTGCATTGTACAGCCGCCCCTCTTCTAGAGGAGAACTTTCCCGATAGTACATCTGTGTATGCAAAGGAAGGAACCCTGGCACACGAACTGTGTGAGTTAAAACTACAGAAGTATACCACGGCCATGGCGAAATCCACATACACTCGCAAGTTCAACAAAATCAAAAAAGATGAATTGTGGCAACCAGAAATGGACGATACCTCGGAAACATACCTCGAATATGTCAAAGGCGTTATGTTAGGCTGTACGGCAACTCCTGTAGTGGCCATTGAAAAACGCGTTGATTTTAGCCGTTATGTACCCGATGGATTCGGCACAGCTGACTGTATTATCCTATCCGGTGACACCTTGCACATCGTTGATTATAAGCACGGAAAAGGGGTAGTCGTTGATGCGGAACGCAATCCGCAAATGATGCTATATGCCCTCGGCGCGATTGATGCGTATAGATTACTCTATATGTTCAATACGGTCAAAATGACTATCGTGCAGCCCCGTGTTAATAATATCAGCGAATGGGAAATCCCTACAGCAGAATTACTGGATTGGGGTAATACATTCGTCAAACCTCGTGCAGACGAGGCTATGTCTGGTAACGGTAAATTTGAACCCGGTGACTGGTGCAGATTCTGCAGGGCAAAACAACAGTGCAAAGCCCGATATGATGCAAACGACTCATTGCACAGTGCGCTAGTTTCTAATCATGATCCTCGGCTTATCTCGATGACAGAACTCGGTGAATACCTTCGTCGAGGGAAAGACGTCGCTGCTTGGCTCGAAGATATGAAAGACTACGCACTCACTGAATCTCTTAATGGGGTGGCAGTCCCTGGCTGGAAAGCCGTAGAGGGTCGTGGTAGTCGGGCCTTTCAAGACACCGATGCTGCTATCGATACTTTAATCAAAGCTGGCATTGATGAAAGCATTCTATATGAACGCAAGACATTAACATTGGCTCAGATGGAAAAGACCATCGGTAAAACCCAATTTAATGATATGGTAGGCGACATGATAGTTAAGAAAGCAGGCAAGCCTACCCTAGTTGAGGAATCCGATAAGCGCCCTCGGATTACCAATCAACCTACTGCGGCGCAAATATTTAATGTATCTAATGATAATAATGGAGGTAATTAATTATGTCATTCGTTCCACAACCAACTGAAGTATTATTGCAAAATGTTCGTGTATCCTACTGCCATCTATTAAAACCTTGGGCTAATTCCACACAGCCTGGTGCTAAACCTAGATATTCAGCTACTATTCTATTACCTAAAACTGATGTAGCTCAACACCAAGCTCTCATGAATGCTATCGAAGCTGCTATCCAATCAGCTCGTACTAAATTCGGCGCACGTGTTCCAGCACAGCCAAAAGTACCAATTCATGACGGTGATGGCTACACACAATCTGGTAAGGAGTTTGGCCCTGAATGTAAAGGTCATTGGGTGTTTACAGCAGCGCAAGATGCTAGCTATAAAGTTGAAGTAGTAGATCTTCAAGGTAATCCTCTCTCAAATCCTACACAAGTATACTCCGGCATGTATGTCAATGTACTCGTTCGATTCTTCTTCTACTCCAATCAATCCACTGGTATCGGATGTGGTTTGGGTCCTGTTCAAAAGGTGCGCGATGGTGAAGCATTGGGTAGTATGCCAGTAGCTGCATCCTCTGTATTTGGTGCACCTCAAGGTAGCGCAGCTAATGTGTATACCGGTGCTCCAGTAGCAGCAGGTCAACCTGTACAACAACAAGCACCTCAACAAGGTTATGTACAATCGGCATATGCTACGACACCTCAACAAGGTTATGTACAACCGGCATATGCTACGACACCTCAGCAATCCGTGCAGCAAGCTCCTGTAGGGATTAACCCTGTAACTGGTCAACCTTACTAATAGGTGCCTGATATGAGGCATCTAAGTATTGATATAGAAACATATTCATCGACTGATATCTCATTCGGCGTGTACAAATACACTGAATCTCCTGATTTCGCTATATTACTCTTTGCGTATTCCTACGACTTTGGCCCTGTTGAAGTCGTAGATTTAGCGCAGGGAGGAGTAATTCCTGACAGTGTGATTCGTGATTTACTGAACCCAGATGTAATCAAGCACGCTTACAATGCACAATTTGAAATTACATGTCTAAATCGTGCAGGGTTACTCACATCGGTTGATCAGTGGCAATGCACGATGATTCATGGTGCCTACTTAGGATACCCTATGGGCCTAGCCTTACTCGGTAAGGCCCTGGGGCTACCCCAGGATAAGAAAAAGGACGCATCGGGGAAAGCACTTATCAAGTACTTTTGTACGCCATGTAAGCCTACTAAACGTAATGGGGGACGTGCCCGTAATCTGCCTAGACACGATATGGATAAATGGAACGCATTCATTGAGTACAACCGCCAGGACGTTGTGACCGAGATGGAATGTTATCACAGATTAGCCTCGTTCCCTGTACCTTATGATACATGGAAAGATTGGTATCTTGATATCCAAATCAATAGTAGAGGGGTGCGCATCGACCATGAATTGGTTGAGGGTGCACTATACATTGATGAGGAAAATCGCGAAATGTTGATGAATGAGGCTTATCAAATCACAGGACTTAGCAACCCTAACAGCCGGAATCAATTACTTGATTGGTTAAACAATAATACTAATGTCAGTCTTGAAAAACTAACTAAGGACACTGTGGCCGATGCTCTGACGGATGCTGATGACGTTGCAGCAAAAGTGCTTATGATTCGGAAGAAACTCGCGAAGTCATCGGTATCTAAATACACCATGATGGATGGTGCTATGGGCGCTGATCTTCGTCTCAGAGGAACATTACAGTTCTATGGTGCCAACCGTACCGGGCGCTGGGCGGGTCGTCTTATCCAGGTGCAAAACCTGCCGAGAAATTACATTGAGAACCTCGACACAGCTCGCCATCTCGTTAAGACCAAAAACCGTCAAGGGTTAGAACTTCTATACGGTGATGTATCGGATACGCTATCTCAATTAATTCGTACCTCAATTATTGCTGAAAAGGACAATACATTATGTGTGGCCGACTTTTCAGCCATTGAGGCTCGTGTTATTGCATGGCTATCGGGAGAACATTGGCGGCAGCGAGTATTCGCTGAGGGCGGAGACATATACTGTGCTTCCGCATCATCGATGTTTGGTGTTCCCGTTGTTAAACATGGCGAGAATGGGCACCTTAGACAAAAAGGTAAAGTCGCTGAATTGGCACTCGGCTATCAAGGCGGAGTGAATGCATTAAAAGCCATGGGCGCTCTTGATATGGGACTACATGAGGAGGAATTACCTGAAATCGTAAATTTATGGCGCAACGCATCGCCTAGAATACGAGATTTGTGGTATGCCGTTGAGAATGCGGCCGTGTACACCGTTACTACCGGGAATCCTATAGGCCTTGACCACGGCATTATGTTCCGTTTGGAAATTGATCCAATATACGGTTACCATTATATGACGATTGAATTACCGAGTGGACGTAAGCTATTTTATCCTAGCCCAAGCATTAAGCAGAATGCATTCGGTAAGGATGCTGTACACTTTAAGACTAAAGTAAACGCTGCATGGGTTACTGAAAGCACCTATGGAGGCAAATTAGTCGAAAACATCACGCAAGCAGTCGCTCGAGATTGTTTAGCACTGACACTGCGCCGATTGGAGGATGTGGGATATCAAATTATCATGCACATCCATGATGAAGCTGTACTTGAAATCAACAAGGAGAATGCAGAATCTACGTTAAATGATGTTAATGCTATATTCTCAATCGCCATACCTTGGGCAGACGGGCTGCTATTATCATCCGCAGGATTTACTAACGACTATTATATGAAAGATTAGGAGGGGATACACTTGCAAAACGATAAACTGATTACCATCAGTATCGGTGCGAGTCGCACATCAAAGCAATGGACCCGTACGGAGATGTTGTGGTCCGAGTTTTGTGAACGCCTCAAAATCCCCGTTCGTACAACAGAAACCGTGGACGAATACCACAGATTGCCAAAATCTGAGAAAAGCAAGCTAAAGGACATAGGCGGCTTTGTTGGTGGTACTTTAAGCGGTCTACAACGTAAAGCTATTAACGTGTCTGGGCGTGATCTAATTACCCTTGATATGGATGCCATATCGCCTGGGGAAACCGAGAACGTCGCTCGCACGATTGACAGCCTAGGCATGGCTTATGTAATCTACTCAACCCGTTCTCATACGGTGCATCGTCCACGGTTACGTGTTATCGTCCCTACTGATAGAACGATGACACCTGATGAGTATGAGCCTATTGCTCGTAAGCTGGCAGAGCTCATCGGCATTGGTATGATGGATGGAACTACGTTCGAAGCTTCTCGGCTCATGTATTGGCCATCATGCCCGAATGATGCGCAATATGTATATTATGTAGGCGATAAGGCATTCTTATCTACTGACGGTATGCTCGGCCAATACACTGATTGGCGAGATGTGCGTTCTTGGCCACAGGTACCTGGTAAGGAAGCATCGCAGCATGAGAAGCAGTTACTTGCAAAGCAAGCGGATCCGAGAGAAAAACCTGGTATTGTAGGTGCCTTTTGTCGAATATATGGCATCCGTGAGGCGATTGATAAATTCATACCTCATGCATATGTCGATGTTGATGGCAGCGAGGACCGTTTAACATTCGTTACTGGCTCAACGGTAGCAGGGGCAGTTATCTATGATGACGATACATTCCTATTCAGTCACCATAATACTGACCCGTGTAGTGGTCAATTAGTTAATGCCTTTGACCTTATCCGGCTGCATAAGTTCCACAGCTTAGACGAGACTGCTAAGGATGGGACACCTGGGCATAAGCTGCCATCTTACATGGCTATGTCTAAACTAGCTATGCAAGATACGGTAGTCGTTAACGAACTCAACATGGCCCGTGCCCGAGAATCGGCATCAAATGTATTTGCTGATATTATCACGGATGTATCGGCTCACGCTGAGACATCCGACCTCGATCCTAATGCGTTAACGAACGTCGACTGGATGAAAAGTTCGACTTTAAAGTACGACGAGAATGGTCGACCTAAGAACACACTAGATAACATGCTTAAAATCATGCACCATGATCCGGCGCTTGTCGGTAGACTTGCATATGATAGATTTGGTTCAAGATACGTGGCGAAAGGAGCCCTACCATGGAACCCAACACCAGGACTTCGCATATGGACAGACGCAGATGATGCGGGCTTACGGTGGTACCTAGAAAATAAATATGATATCACCGGCAAAGATAAAATCATGGATGCCCTCATTATGTGCGCTGAGCAAAATGGATTTAATGAAGTACTAGATTACCTTAACGGGTTATCCTGGGACGGCATTGCCCGATTAGATACCATATTCATCGACTACTTAGGGGCTGAGGATAATGTATATACCCGTGCAGCCGCTAGAAAGTCATTTACGGCAGCAGTAGCGCGAGCGTTTGAGCCTGGGTGCAAGTATGATACGATGCCAATTCTTATTGGAGGTCAGGGTATTGGTAAAAGTACTCTTATCCGAACGATGGGTAAGAAGTGGTATGCTGATGGCTTAAATACCTTTGAGGGTAAGGAAGCTGCAGAAGGCATTCAAGGTAAATGGATTATAGAAGCTGGTGAAATGGCGGGGTATTCGAGGGCTGAAGAAAATGCATCTAAGCAATTTTTAAGTCGTCAAGTAGATGTATTTCGTCAAGCCTATGGCCGACGTACACAAGAGTATCCACGGCAGTGTGTGTTCTTTGGCAGTACGAATCAGTATGAGTTCCTAAAAGATATCACAGGCAATCGCCGATTTTGGCCTATTGATCTTGAAATGACGACTCCGCGAAAGAACATATTCGTTAATCTTCCAGGGGAAGTAGACCAGTTATGGGCGGAGGCCTTGTATCGGTATAAAAGCGGGGAAAGCCTCATTATCGAGGATGACCCGAACGTACTAAAACTGGCTGATGCGGCTAGAGAGGCGCACATGGAATCAAATACCAAAGCAGGACTGATTAATGAGTTTTTATTAATCAAAGTGCCTTTAAATTGGAATGTGATGAGTCGGAGCGCCAGGAGGACGTATCTTAGCATGAATGCTAAACCTGCCGAGGGTCAAGAGTTAGTATATCGTGACCGTATTTGTGCGGCAGAGATATGGTGGGAATGTTTTGGCAACGACCCAAGTCGCATGAAGAAGATCGAGACCAGGGAAATTAATCAAATACTGGCGGACTCCCCATATACATTGGGCGGAAGTCAGTTGATGAGATTTGGTGAATATGGACATCAAAGAGGGTTCAGAATCAACGAGTCAAAACTGACTTTATAACGTTAACATTCTCAATTAAGCGTTAACATTCTCAGTATTTTTGTTAACATTAGAATGTTAACAAATTCGGAGAATGTTAACGTACCTTGTTAACGCATAAAGTCAGTATTTATCTATATTTATATATGTTTGTTAACAATGTTAACATTATATACTGGTAAATACCAAAACAAAGAGTTTTAAGAAAAAATACGCCCTTTACAGCCTTAATTTGAACCCTCATATATACGTATGTAAACATGTTAACGTTTAAAAATTTCAGAGGTGAGAAATGTTAGAAAAGGATATCGAGAGAAAATTAGTTGCAGGCGTCAAACACGCGGGAGGTAAAGCGTATAAGTTTGTATCCCCTGGTAATATCGGTGTGCCTGATCGTATCGTCATATGGCCGAACGGCGTTATTCATTTCGTAGAATTGAAGACATCCAAAGGTGTACTTTCGAGATTGCAGGGAGTCCAAGCCCGTGAACTTCAAAAGCTAAATCAAAAAGTATTTGTGTTAAAAGGTGCAGATGCGCTGGCTGGTTATCTGGATCAATTCATAGAAGAATTTGGGGTGAAAGCGTAATGCAGTTTATTGATTTCTTCTCCGGGATTGGAGGTTTCCATAGTGGCTTAGAGAAAGCAGGTATGCAATGTGTTGGATGGTGTGAATTTGATAAATTTGCGCAAGCATCGTATAGGGCGATGTATGATACAGCAGATTTATGGTTTGGTGATGATATTCAAAAAGTTAAAGGCCACGAACTACCGAAAGCCGATTTATGGACATTTGGATTTCCTTGCCAAGATGTAAGCGTTGCAGGAAAACAAAAGGGTATAAAAAAGGGAACGCGAAGCGGATTGTTTTATGAAGTTATGAGGTTGCTAGATGAATGTGAAGAAAATAGACCCCAGTGGCTTGTGTGTGAAAACGTTAAGAATTTGTTGTCAATCGATAACGGAAGAGGATTCCTTAATGTTATCAGTGAAATGGCCGAAAGAGGGTACAGTTGTGAGTGGAAAGTGTATAATTCCAAAGACTACGGAGTCCCTCAAAATCGAGAACGCGTGTATATTGTTGGATATTCTGGAAGAATGTGTTCCAGAAAGTTATTACCTAACCCCAGAGAAAACGCAAAAACTCTTAAACAAATCGTTGGTGGTTCACAAGGAATGAGGGTATACGATCCAGAAGGAACAAGTTGTACTTTGTCAGCACAAGGTGGTGGAATGGGTGCAAAAACTGGATTGTACACTATTACGGAAAGTGGTATTCATAATCTAGGGAATGTTACTGCCTATAAAAATGATTACACAGTACACGCAAGCGGTGTAGCACGCACGTTAATGGCAAGCGATTATAAACACGTTCCAAAAGTAGCTATTAAAAATGCAACAAAACAAGGGTATTCAATGGCAGCAGTCGGCGACGGCACAGATATTGCATATCCAGAAAGCGAAACACGAAGAGGTCGAGTGCAGCCACAACGATTTAATACATTAACAACAAGTGATAATCTGGGTGTTCTTGTAAATGGTGAACCTATCAGAATTAGAAAATTAACTCCTAAAGAATGCTGGCGTCTACAAGGTTTTACAGATGAACAGTTTGAGAAAGCAGCCGCAGTAAATAGCAATAGTCAGCTTTATAAACAGGCTGGTAACGCGGTTACGGTAAATGTGGTTGAAGAAATTGGAAAACATATTCTATGTTTCCATACTTTATACGGAGGTATGTGATATGCAGTTTATCCCGCATACGTATCAGCGATATTGTATCGATAAGACCGTTAATCAAAATAAGATAGGGTTATTCCTGGATATGGGTTTAGGGAAAACGATTATCACGTTATCTGCTATATACGAATTGAAGTACTCCCGATTCGCCATTCGTAAAGTGCTAATCATAGCGCCTAAGAAAGTAGCGGAGGCTACATGGCAACGCGAAGCACGAAAATGGGACGGCGTAGGTATATTAAGGATATCTACTGTATTAGGCAGCCTGAAAAAGCGTATTAAGGCTTTAAACACACCTGCCGACATCTACATTATTAATCGCGAGAATGTAACGTGGTTAGTTGATTACTACAAGAATGCATGGCCGTTTGACATGGTAGTTGTGGATGAATCTAGTTCCTTTAAAAACCACACGGCTAAGCGTTTTAAGTCATTAGCCTATATGCATAATCACATCAAGCGCATGGTGTTGTTAACAGGTACGCCAGCCCCTAACGGATTAATCGACCTATGGGCGCAAGTGTATTTATTAGACCGTGGTGAGTCGTTAGGAAAAACGTACACAGGATTTAGAGATTACTATTTCGAGCCCGATCAGAGGTCACGCGAAATGGTGTATTCCTATAAACCTAAATCCGATTCAAATGACAGTATCATGGCGGCGATATCTGGGTTATGCATATCCATGAAAGCCAGCGACTATTTGGAGTTACCTCCAGTCATCAACGATATTAAATATGTGCAGTTAGATGCAAAAGCTAAAAAGGCCTACGAAGATATGGAGCGTACATCTGTATTAGAGTTAATTGAAGCTGGCGAAGATATCACAGCTTTGAGTGCAGCAGCATTATCTACAAAGCTACAACAGTTAGCGAACGGCGCTGTATATGATGGCGACAGGAACGTTCACGAGATACACAGCTGTAAAATTGAGGCTTTTATGGAACTTGTAGAACAGTTGAATGGCAAGCCTGCATTAGTGTTTTACAACTTCAAACATGATTATGAACGACTAAAAGCAGCATTAGCTAAGACTAAATTACGTGTCTGTGAGTTAAAGGGTGCCGATGATGAAATAGCGTGGAATGCTGGAGAGATTGATATTCTATTAGCACATCCGGCTAGTACGGCATACGGGCTTAACTTACAGGATGGCGGGAACCATGTAATATGGTTCGGGTTAAATTGGAGTCTTGAGCTATATCAACAAGCTAATAAGCGGCTACATCGCCAAGGCCAAATGGAGAAGGTAATTATCCATCATCTAATATGTGAGGGAACTCGCGATGAGGATATGATGGATGCGCTAGCCCAAAAAGACCGAGCGCAGGAATATGTGCTGCAAAGCCTAAAAGCAAGAATCGATAAATACAGAAAGGATGATTAATATGGATCAATTTATAATGGCGGGATTATTCGGAGCCATTGTAATAATAGTGTGTTACACGACTATTCAAGTTATAGATATCGTTGATAAACGAAAATACAAGACTGTATACGGGTTAACCCCAGGTAGATTGTATGAGCGACCAAATAATCCGCCGCCACCACCTGTAAGGTTATCAGCTAGTGAGGAATTAAAACAATATACGGCCAATGAAACTCTAAAACGTCATGCGGCTAATCTAAAAAGGTTACAAGGAGAACATAAAATGAGATACAACTCGACTTTACAAGAAAAAGCAATTGAAGCAGCACAAAAAGCATTGTACGGTGTAGATGACTTTGATTATCTTGCTGCTGACGGAGACCTAAACGGAATGTTTGTTGTTTGGTTTTGTAAAACTTTACAAAACTGGAAGGCGATCGTAGCAGGACTAGATTTTGACGAATTTATTGAAGTCACACACAACGGTGATAAAAATGAAACTTATGTTGATATCTATCGAAAAGAAATGAACGTGTGTATTAAAGACAACCAATGAAAATATTCCGTTCTAAGAGGTAGTGAAAATGCTAGTAAAAAATGAGAATGAATGGTGCTGGTGTATTGGTGAAAATGTAGGGTATCCCCAAAAAAGCATTGAAGATGCTGTTAATGAATTTGCGAAAACCTATCCAGCTGATGAAGTGCCGAAAATTAGAGTTGCAAACCCATATTATTATATTCCAACTGTTGATGCAGAACGTGTTATTGAAGAAATTGTATATGGTGATCTTGACGATGAAATCGCGGAATGGTCGGAAGATTATCTACTAGAAGTTAAACAGGAACATATAGATGAACTTCAAAAAGAATTAACAACAGTATTTAGGAAATGGGAAGAACGTAACGGATATAAAAACACATCTTTTGTGATTTTTAAAACGATTAATCCTTTTGAGTGAGGTGGTAATAAATGTATACTGTAGTATTAATAGAATGCAATGGTAGCGATAATATATGGTGTTATGGCTCATACAAAACAATAAATGAGGCACAAAAGGCAAAAAATGAATTTGAAGAAGAACAAATAAAATTCATGCAAAACCTAACCAGTGAGCAATTCTCTAAATTTATTGAAGAAATGCCGGTTATTGTAAAGAATTATTCTCGCATTATGAGTGTTTCATATATTTTGCAAAATTGTTGTGGGTAAACAATATAGTGTAAATAGTGATGATATTAATTATTTCTTATGAAGCTGGTAAAAACAAATTCGGACTAAAACACAAAATAAATGATAAAGGAGGAAATATATTTGAATGAATATGATATTGAGAAAATCACTAAGTTGGCCACAGAGGTGGCAACTAAAACTTACTATGAATTAGCCAAACAAGAAAATGCTCAACTCGGTCGTAAACTTCGACACAACACGATCAAGTTATTAAAGCATTACAGTCAACTACAGTCGTATGTAGACAATGCTATCTCGGATTCGACACAAGCCGAGGATATTTGGCTCAATGAATTATTGGCGGATATGTTCGACGATAATAGTATCGTTAGGGTAAATGCGATCGTTAAAAGTAAAGAGAAGACGGCGCTAATGATGCGTCACGTAAATAACATGCTAGACATCTATGCTGAGAAATGCAGCGAGAAACAATTTAAGTATTGTGAATGCGTGCGACGTTATTATATTGATGGCGAAACATTAGAAGAAATTGCTGAATCATTTCCTGAAAAGCCCGATGTGCGTACTATTCATAGGTATGTTGCAAGGGGAATAGAAGAACTATCTGTACTTCTCTGGGGAGTGATAGGGCTCAACACAAAATTGTCTTAAAACTGTCATAGACATGTCATTCTTGACAATTTATAATGATAGTGTGAGTAAATGGGAAAACAAATACTCTATCTCTCAACGACACAGTGAAACCTAGAACACTAAAATGAAAAGACCACTTAATCTAACGGTTAGGTGGTCTTTTTATATGCAAATTTAAGGAGGCGAGGTGAATACGATTGACTGATGTGTATTGCGAAAAGAGACGATGCTTAAACAATGTTAAGGGTTGGTGCAAAGCGAACGGCATTCATATTGATCATATGTGTAAATCGTATGCGCCCTCACATTCTTTAATCAAAACTAAAACGGCGAAGGTTCATAAAGACCGCGGTAAGTTTAAACAGAACAAAGGAGTATTGAAATAATATTGGAGCGCCCACTTCAGGGTGTTTTTTTATTTCCTAAGTTCTAATTCTCAATACCGATTTTAAATGAGAAAATTAAAAATTGGGAAAAGGTACTTCCTAGAGCAAAAACCGCCGCTGGTCGCCCCAGCGCGATGGTCCTCTCTCTGTGAGAAAAATTTTCCTGTTGAATGTAGAAAGACGAATTTAGAAAGGAGTACACCTATGGCGGACACAAAACCAAGAGTGAAATTTGATGCTGCGGGCAATCTGCTCGTATCAAGCACTCAACTATGTGACCTCTTGCGGGTCACTCCGGAAATTATTTCTCGACATCATAAAGCAGGAATGCCTAAAGCATCTGTAGGTTGGTGGAATCTCCGGGAAGTCCTCGTATATTTAGGGCAGGCAAAAGGCGATAACGCTAAAAGCAAATCCGCATCAACTCGTAAGTTAGAAGCCGAAGCAGATTATAAAGAGGCAAAGGCTGCGCGTGAAAAGAAAATGCTAGATGTGCTAAATGGCGAATATGTTCCTCGTGCCGATGTGGCCCAGGCATGGGCTAACCGAGTATTGGAGATGAAGACATCATTTACCAAATTAGGTAAGCGTATCGGAAGTGAGTTCACGGATCCTGAAGAACGTGCTCGTGTAGAAAAGGTGGTGAATGGCCTTGTCGAAGAATACCTCGAAAGCTACGCACGCGAAGGCGAGTACACGCCGAAAGTCAAAGCCACGGGAAAAGGTAAGTCCAAAGGTTGACTGGTTCCCTGAGGAATTAGAGGCATTCAAGCCACCTGAAAGATACACCGTTTCAGAATGGGCAGATAAGTACAGGGTACTGACTAATATATCTGCCGAACCTGGGCGCTGGCGTACAGCACGGACACCTTATCTCAAGGAGCCTATGGACAAATTCACAGACCCTCTCATTGAAAGCATCTCGTTATGTTTCGGAGCGCAGATTGGTAAGACGGAAGCTGAGCTTAATATGATTGGATATGCGTTACACCAAACTGCATCACCAGTTATGATGGTTTATCCGACGGATACTATTGCAAAATTTGCTAGCGATAAACGTGTGCAACCGATGATCAGGAGCGTAGAACCATTGGCAGATATGTATGACGAAGGCAGTAAGCTGCTGGAGTTAGACTTCGTTAATGGAAACTACATGGTGCTTGTTGGTGCGAATTCACCAAGCAGCTTATCAAGTCGGTCAATTAAGTACTTATTCTTCGATGAAATTGATAAGTATCCAGCTTTCTCCGGTAAGGAAGCGAATCCGATTAAGCTGGCTGAGGAACGTACCAAGACATTCGTTGATAAGAAGATTGTAAGAGTGTCAACTCCTACGATTGAAAGTGGCAATATTTGGCAGTCCTATATGGACGCAAATGAACGTAAGCAGTATTACGTGCCATGTCCGCATTGCGGGGTGTCGCAGACCCTCAAATTCAAACAGATAAAATGGCCGGAGGAACACCATGGCAATGCGGATATGATACGTGATACCGCATATTATGAGTGCGAACATTGTAAGCAACGTATTGATGATAAGCACAAGATGGATATGCTCCGGCAAGGTGAATGGCGTGCGGTGAATGAATCACAAGTCCGAGTTGTCCGCTCGGTTGCCTATCATATGTCATCCCTTTACTCTCCATGGGTTACCTTTGGCGATGTGGCATATGAGTTTGTTAAATCAAAGGATAAGCCAAGTGAGTTGATGAATTTTATCAACTCTGGATTAGCGGAGCCGTGGAAATCTGCGAAAACTAAAAGCACGCAGAACCTCGTGTTTACGCAATCGGAAGTTCCTCGAGGTATTGTGCCACAGCATGCACCACTACTTATCGCATCTGTCGATGTGCAGCAAGATCATTTCTGGTGGGAGGTTAGAGCCTACGCCCATGGTGTATCAAGTTACTTAGTCGATTATGGTCAAGCAAGTAGTTGGGCAGATTTAACCGAGATACTCATCGATAGAGAATATCCATCAGAGTATGGTGAGGCCCGTAAGATTGTGAGGGCCGGTATCGATAGTGGCTACCGAACAGACGAAGTATATCAGTACTGTGCGCAGTACCCAGAAGTATGCGTGCCAGTTAAAGGTGATTCTTCGCACAGTCCTCTAGCGCCGCCTTATAAGATGAGCAGCATCGAGAAGGGCGTCATCGGAGGCATGAAGCTGTACGTAGTGAATACCGATTACTGGAAGGACTTTATATTTGCACGTATGGTACGTCCGGCTAATGAGCCTGGCACAATCCATTTATTTAAGGATTGCCCAGAGGAATATTCGGAGCACCTCCGGTCGGAGGAAAAGCAAGAAATCCGAAATGTAAAGACCGGAGCAGTTACAGTGCAATGGAAACCATTAACCAGTCATCCAACAAATCACTTGTTGGATACGTGTGTATACAACGCCATGGTGGCGGACTCGGTAGGTGTTAAATACTTACCAGAATATAATCTGGATACCGATGAGGAGGACGAAGATACGGATGATGAAGACTTTAATGCAGATAGCCGAGGTTGGTTTAGTTAAGAAGGAGGTGAGACCATGAGCGCAAGAGAAGACTTGGAGCGTATTCGAACGATAATCGAGGAAATTGAGACGAATGGATACGCCGAGATGTCTGTAGGTGGTAAGCGATTTAAGACGCATGACCTGCCGACATTATACGCCCGTGAACGTGAGTTAATGTCTCGCGTTGATGATGAGGAAGGTAATAGCACGACATCCTACGTGTCATGGGAGCGACGATGAACATACTCGATAAGGTAATAGCATATTTCAATCCAGAGCGCGCTGCCCGTAGAGCATATTTCCGTAGTTCGCTTGAACGTGGATATGATGCGGCGTCAACAGACCGATTGAGTGGCGACTGGATGCCAGTATTTGGTACAGCTGAACAAGTAGCATCAGGCCAACGTGATTTGATCCGAGGTCGTGCACGTGCAGCAGAACTTAATAGTGACCTCGCTGAAAGTGTTGTATTGGCATTACTACGGAATGTAGTAGGTACCGGAATAAAGCCACAGTGCAAAATCAAGACCAAAGCAGGAAAGCTAAATGAAAGACTCAACAAGAAAATTGAGGAGGCTTGGTCAGATTGGGTGGATAAGGAGAATGCGGATATCCGAGGGATATCTACGTTTTATGAGTTGCAAGAAATGGCTCTGCGCCGAATGGTCTATGACGGAGAAATCCTAGTTAATATGACCTCCGAAGGTGCAGATATACCGCTATCATTACAGCTTATCGAGGGCGAGAATATCGGAGCCGTATCGGTAAGCGAGAATGGCAACAGTATTGTTAATGGCGTGGAAGTTAATAAATACGGAAGACCAATAGCATATCACGTATTCCAAACAGATCCATTAGGAATACGGTCGTTTAACGAGGCAAGGCTGCCAAGTAATAGGGCTTTTCTATTACATAAGCCCCGCAGACCTAGTGAGCTGCGCGGGGTTAGTATGTTAGCCCTCGTATTAAAGCGTATTCATGATGTAGATGAATACATGGATGCTGACCTTATAGCGGCTCGTGTGGCCGCATGTTTCGGTGCGTTTGTAACGAGTAATACCGGAAATAACCCAATGGTTGCAAGTAAGATTGATAGTAAAGGCAAAAAAGTCCGCTCGATGGCACCAGGGATTATACAACATCTACGTGCTGGTGAATCAATTTCATTTGCGGAACCTAAGCGAAATGCAGGCACCGCATCAGAATATTCGGTGACTCAAACAAGACGCATAGCGTCGGGCATGGGTCTAAGCGCAGACATAGTGACGCGAAACATTAGTGGTAACTTCTCCGCAGCTCGGCAGAATATGCTGGAGGACCAGCAATCATTCAAGCAGATGCAGCGTTTTGTAATTGAGCATTTTTGTATGCCTGTATGGCGGGCTTTCATTGAAGCATGCTACCTAAAAGGAATCATCCCGGCCAATGACTATGCGGCAAACCCAAAACTTTATAAAAAAGTAGCGTGGTTAGCTCCAGGCTGGTCTTGGATTGACCCTGTTAAGGAAGTTAACGCTAACAAGGAAGCCATTAAGGCAGGACTCACAACGCTCGAGGACGTATGTAGTGCATCTGGTAAGGACTGGGAAGAAGTGCTTGAACAGCGGAAGCTGGAACAAGACCGCATTAAGGAATTGGGTGTTGCCCTTGATATGAATGGGGACATAACGAATCTAGCGGATGATAACGCCACTGATATGAAAGGAGATGATAGCTAGTGGGAAAATTTGCAAAAAGGCAGCTCTTAGGTAAGTATGCCCGAGAGGCGCAAATCACAAATATCGAAGCGAACGATGATCGTACCGTTGAATTGTCTTTCTCCTCTGAAGAGCCATATGAAAGATGGTTCGGAACAGAGATATTGTGTCATGACGACGGATGTATTAACCTAGACCGCTTTAATAATGGTTTGGGTACAGTGTTATTCAATCACGACCGTGATGCCGTAGTCGGACACATCGAGAATGTGTGGATTGAAGACAATCGCGGCAAAGCAATCGTTAAATTCGACGAGGACGATGAGTCTGAAAAGATTTATCAAAAAGTGTTAAAAGGCACGCTACAAGGCGTGAGTGTCGGATATTCCATAAGCCGATACGAGGAATTAATTGATTCCGATTCCAAAAGCTCCAACGGTCGATTTACTGGTCCGGGTTATGTAATCACAGACTGGGAACCATTGGAAATTAGTATTGTGTCCGTCCCTGCAGATCCAAGTGTAGGGGTAGGTAGAAGTGTAGATGATAATGAGGAGGAACCTATGAAAGGTGATGCAAAAGCAAAAGGCACTGAGCAAAACGTGCCACAAGTAGTACCGGAAGTACCAGAGTCCGGAGTTAAAGGATTTAATGCGGATGACGCTAAAAGATTGATTGCGGCAGAACGTGAACGTGTATCCACAATCACAAGTCTATGCCGTGATTTCGAAGTTGATGGTGTAGATGAATTTATCAAATCCGGCAAATCTGTTGCCGAAGTTCGTGAGGCAGTAATGGATGCGTTGCGTGAACGCAATAAACCAGTATCCGTTAAAGTTGGTGAAGCAGATTCTGATAAGTTCCGCATGGCTATGCAGGATGCTTTGATGATGTCTATTGGCATTCCGGTTGCAAATCCTGCGCCAGGTGCAGATGAACTCCGTTCTATGTCCTTGATGGAATTAGCTCGTGAGTCTCTAGTTCGTGAAGGCATAACTGCTAACTACTCTGACCGATTGGATTTGGCTCGTGAAGCTATCAATTCCACATCTTCTTTCCCAATTGCATTGTCTAATGTGGCAAATAAAGCTTTGATGCAAGGTTATGAAACAGCACCAACTACATTTGCAACTTGGACTGGTAAAGGTAGTAACCGCGACTTTAAACCAGCAAAACGTATTTTGCTTTCTGAAGCAGCTGAATTGAAATTTGTACCAGAGGGCGGTCAATTCAAGGATTCCCAAATGCACGAAGCAGGTACGAACGTTAGCGTATTTACATTTGGTCGTACATTCAGCTTGACTCGACAAGCTATTATTAATGACGATTTGGGTGTATTCAATGATATTTCCTCTAAATTCGGTCGTGCCGCAAAAAATAAAATCAATAACATGGTATATGACCTTTTAAGTGGTAATACAGTGCTAGAAGACGGAAAAGCCTTGTTTAGTGCAGACCGTAAGAATTTGGCAACCACAGGTTCCGAGCTAAGTGTAGAATCTTTATCTGCAGGTGTAGCGGCTATGCGTCGTCAAAAACATATTGGTGAAAATCGCAATTTGAACATCGCACCTACATATTTGATTATTCCACCTGAACTCGAAGCATTGGCTTACCAAGTAGTTAAATCTACGGTAGACCCTGCTCGTAGCAATGATACAGTCAACCCATTTGGTGGTCGATTCACTATCGTCGTAGATGCAGCGTTAACAGACCAACATGCGTGGTATTTGGCATCTCGTCCTACAGACGTTCAAACCATTGAAGTAACATATCTAAATGGTGTTGAAACGCCTCGATTAGAATCCCAAACAGGCTTCGAAGTTGACGGTATTAAGTACAAAGTAGCAATGGATTGCAACGCAACAGCGCTCGACTTCCGCGGCTTGTACAAAAACCCTGGTAAATAATAGGTAACTGATTAGGAGGTAAATAGATATGGCACAATTCATTCAAGAATTAGATCGTATTGATTTTAAAAATACAGCATCCGATATGATTGCCGTAGGGGACATTGTCCCTGTCGGCAAAATGCACGGCGTAGCAATTACTAATATTGCTCCTGGTGCAATCGGTGCAGTTAAGGTCACAGGATGTTTTACAGTTGATGCGGTTGTGACAGAAGCATTCGCAGTAGGTGATGTTGTGTATTTTGATAAAACGCAAAAGCGTGCAACTAAAACAGACACAAATCCAGTATTGGGTATTGCCATTTCTGCAAAATCTGCAAGCGCTAAGACCGTTGATGTAGCTCTTTGGCCTAATGTAGAAAAGTAATGTAAGGGCGGGCATATGCCCGCCCACTCCATAGGAGGTAATGCACTATGAAATTAGGATATAAGCCTAATGCACTGCTTTATGTATTTGGTGAACGAATTACCTACAAAGGCCAAGCTATCAAAGCTAGCGTGGAGATTGGCGAATATGATGGCAAAGGTTCCGGATTTGTTGATAAAGCATTAGCTGATAAAGCTCAGATTTGGGTGCGTGCTAAGGATGTTCCTGAACCACGATCAAAAGACGAAGTGTATATCAATGGCGAGAAATGGTACGTTGATCACATTTCCAACTTCGACGGTACGATGTATTGTTTGGAAATTGTCCATAACGTGAGGGCGGTGAGACCGTAATGAGTAACGAACCTATTACGATTACAGACACAGCCACACCGTATCTGAATTTCATCGCGGAAACCAAACCAGATTGGATGCGAAAGGCATTAAAGTCTACAGGTTGGATGATGCAAAAGGAAATTAAGCAGGGCATTCGGTCAGGTGCACCGGGCGGACGTAAGTATCCTAACTTCATGGCACCGGCTCGTCGGGCCGCATTTGAGTCAGCATTCGGTGCGAAACTTCGCAAAGCTTACCAAAGTGGAGGACGCGCAGAACGAGAAGCTTGGGGCTCGAAATCGCGAAATGCCTTACTTGATATGGGCATTAGCGCCAGGACAATTGGCTACAGTCCTCTTGGTAAGTTATCGAATGCAGTCGGATATCAATATGATAAAGGCAAGCAATCCGTCCGAGTTGGGTGGTTATCTAATTCGGCTAAACGGTTAGGCGAACGCATCGAGGAAGGTTACACCAAGCAGATTACAGAGCCTATGCGTAAGAAGTTATTTGCTGCAGGTGTACCTTTACCTAAGGGTAAATCGATGTTCAAAATTCAGCCGCGTCATACTTATGGCCCTATGAAAGTTGCGTTACAGCCTAAGCTTAAACCTTATATCGAGGGTAAGATAGGCGACTACGCTATTTATGGTCCAGCGGCACAATCCGCTTCTCGACGTAATTACAAGGTAAGGTGATTTGATGCAACAGACAATACCACTGTCACGCATCGTTGAACGATGGGCTGAGGCTCTAGCGAACGACGAGACGTTGACTAAATTTTGCAATGACAAATATGGAAAGCCGGCGCAACTGTATGTCGGCTACGACGATGTCGATGCTCCGCTTGAGGATGATTGCCCTTGCATCATATTACTACCAAGTAGTAAAAGCGAAGGGCTTGCGGATACCTACACGTATTCATTAATGATCGTTTGGGGCATTGTCCGTCAAGGTGCAACTCGCGTTAAGAATATTATTCGATACGACGGAGCGCTAGAATCGGATAACCTAGGTCAGCTAATCATTGAATGCATATGTAAGGTGAATCCAGCGTTCCCGGTAATCGACATTGACTATGAATTAGACTCAATGAATTGGCGCCCAGTATTCACTGGACGGTTAACAGCTACTATAGAAATTCCGCATGTAATCGGCGGAAGTATTGAATATTAAAGGAGGAAATGCATATGGCAACAGCAAAACGTGCACAGGGCTCTCAGTCCCATGTGGCGATTGCGTTTGAGGCGGATTTTGGTACAACGCCATCCACTGGTGGTGTAATCACGCCAATCATATCTAGCTCCGTGAAAGCTAGTCAAAATTTAAATGACTCCACGGTAATCCGTGGTGATCGAAACCCAGCAGCGCCATTCCGTGGCAACATCGACACGTCCGGTAGTTTAACCGTACCTGTTGGTGTAATCGACATCGGATACTGGCTAAAAGCTGCATTTGGTCAACCGACTTCTAATACAACTGGCCAAGCACCAAATAAGAAGTCTGAGCACATATTTAAAATTGGCAACACAATGCCGTCGTTAACTATTGAACAGGGCTACCCTGATGTTAACGTGTTCCAACAATTCGCCGGTGTGCGAGTTAGTAAATTAGGCTTTAAATTTGGCGGTGATGCTGAATTAACTGCATCTGTGGATGTAATGGGCTGTAAGGAAACATTAGCGGCCACTACATTCGATGCTGCAGCTAAGGCTGTAAATTTCTTACCATTCCAAAATCTTAATGCAACTATCAAAGAGGGTGGCGTTACTGTAGCCAATATTCTAAGTTGCGATATCAACTTTGACTTTGGCTTGGATGGTGATTCTTACGCTATTGGCGGTAAAGGATTTAGAACATACATCGACCCAGGTATTGCGTCAATTTCCGGGACGATTAAAGCGTTCTTCCAAAATAAGGACCTTTTGAATAAGGCGGTTAACGGTACGGAATCCAGCTTGGAATTACGACTCGAACAAGACGACTGGTCACTTACATTTAAGTTGCCTGAACTTGTATATGAAAGACAATCCCCAGGTATCGATGGCCCTAGAGGCGTTAATATCGAATTACCGTTTAAGGCGTACTACCGTGCAGATGCAGGCAAGTCCGCTGCCATCATTACATTAATTAATAATCAAGAACAATACTAGGAGGTGCCCATATGGCATTTGAAGATATTCAAGTAAGAGGATTAACATTCGCTGAACGTGGCGAATTAATTAAATCCGGGTTAGACCCATTGTATACTCCAGTTCCGGAGGAAGCGCCGGACACAGAACGTCTATTACGTTCTCGTGACCTTGCACAATGGATTATGCAACACATCTACGGCCTAACTGAAGATGAAATCAACGCAGCGCCAGACAATGATCTTATGGAAGTTGCGCTCGACACCATGCGCTTTACGCACGAAAAAAAGGCTGAACTCGAAAAAAACTAATTCAGGTGTGGGGTTGGCTCAACTCCGATAAGCCGAAATACTGCTCTGATTGTATCAAGATGCAACGTGAGACTAAACAGCATTTTGACTGTTCGGAGTGTGAGTTTAATTCCCCTCACCAATTAGATGGAACGAGACAGGCAATGCGAGTATACAATGCAAGCCGGATGCAGCGACGTTGGCATTCAGGTGGTATTGCTGGATTTGATATGCCTGCGGTGTTAGAAGTGGCGAGGGCTTACGGCATCGAGCCACTACCGCACCTTATCGATCTACTCGTATTATTAGAAGCCAAAGAATTGGAGGTGGCGCACAAGGATGGCCAATAATTTAATTGATATTGTCGTTCAGCTGACCGATAAGAATACGGAAGCAGGACTCAAGAAAATTACGGCAAGTGCCGAAGGCGCCAAATCCGCCCTTGGCAAAATGAAGAATGACCTCATGGCGATAGGTGCTGGTGTTGGTGTAGTAGGCATCGGCGCCAAATTGGCCAAGGAGGCTATCCAATGGGATGTAGCCGTTAAGAAGTTATCCGGTATCACTGGTGCTACGGCAAAAGAAACCAGTGAACTATTAGCAGTGGCCAATTATATGGGCATAGCTATGGAGGATAGCGCTGGTGCATTTGCTAAGTTTTCCAAGAACGTCGGAGCGGCCAAGGAGAAAATGGAAGTCGCTCGAGCAGAAGGAAAGCTCGGTACTGATATATTTAGTAAATTAGGCTACACGCTTGAAGATATCAAGGGTAAGAACACCGTTGAAGTATTCAAGATGATACAGGAACGTCTAAGGGGTATGAAGGACGGAGCTGAAAAGACTCGTGTTGAAATGGAACTCTTCGGTCGTACGGGTTATCAGATGCATGCCATGCTAAATATGTCTGCTGAACAGATGGACAAAGTGGCTGAACGTGCCAAAGCGATGGGTCTTATCATCGACGATGAGACTGCAGCTAAATCTGCAAAGCTAAATCGGGAATTAAAAGATTTAGAGAATACAGGGAAAAGGCTTGCAGTATCTATCGGCCATGAGTTAGTTCCTGTTTTTAATGACTACGCAAATGGCGTGTTAGACGTTGCTAAAGAATTCGAGTCGATGACTGCTGAGCAAAAGGAAGCTATCGGCGGAATTGTTAAATTCGGTGCAGAAGCTGGGGCAGTAATCATAGTCATGAGGTCGCTAACTAGCGCACTCGGATTTATGCGATTAGCTACAATTGCTGCTGCAGGTCCTTGGGTAACATTGGCTACGGTAGCAGGGCTCGCAGCTAAGAACATATATGATGCAGCGTATGCATCTAAAACTGCAGGTTCTTATCTAAATGTAGAAGTTGACGGTAAGCGTATTCACAAAAATACGAATTCAACAGCAGGAATATCTGATAAGTTTAGGGAATCACATGACGCACGTTATTGGATAGAAGACTCAGCTTTATTCGGATTTATTAAAAATGACCGACTAGCCACTAAAGAAGAAGGCGCTAGAATCGATGCGGCTTTAAAGCAAAAAGAAGAGGCGGATGCTGCGAAAGCGAAACTCGATGAAGATCTTGCAAAAGCGAAAGAGGACCTTGCTAATGGCGGATTAACGAATACCGAAGTTATCAATAAGGCAAATGAGGAAGCAGCGAAAGCGGCTAAAGCCCAAGAGCAGGCAGCTAAGAAAGCTCAACAAGCGGCTGAGAAGTTAGCAAGCGCCGTAGAGCGTATGTCTGAGTTATATCGGTCTCTTACTTTGCAAAGCCTACAAATTGACGGTAGTCAATACGAAATCGATAAGTTAACTGCTAAGAATCAGTATGAAGCTAACAATAAGAATATCCGTGATATCATCCGTTCTGTTTCTGGATTGAGCGGAGGCATTACAGGGGAAGCCGTGAGTGTGCTAGACGCGGCTAATGAGCAACTTGGCAAGGCATATGAGTTAGGTGCTGATGGTACATGGGCAACGGATTGCGGAAAGCTGTTCTCTGATTCGGTATTGCAGGCATTTGGTAAGGACGTACCTCGATATGTCCCATCTATCATGGATGCAGCTAGAGCCGCAGGTGCATGGCACGATGCAGGCGACGGGTACACGCCTAAGGCCGGCGATGGTGTGGTTGTACTTGGCGATAATCATATTGTAATTAGTGACGGAAACGGCGGATATACTGGCGCTAATTCAAGCACAGGTGTAATTGCCAAACCATCTGTTACAGGCGATTTTGGTGCTATTACAGGGTACGTAGACACTAGCTTATTAGCAGGTGCTTCGAGTTTTATGGCTGATACAGCAGGTAGTGCGGCAAACGCCAAAAAGCTCGCTGAGTCAAATCTAATCGCTCAAGTTAGAGCCAAGAATGAAGAGTTGTATCAAAAGCGATTAGCTGAAGCACAACGAAATCAGACTATCCGTGTTCGTAAGATGAACGAGGATATCAAGAAACTCGATCTTGAACGTACAGGTGACCGCTTACAATTACTCAAATCTGAAGCTGAAGCACAAAGGGCACAAATTGATGATAACGTTCGTGAGTATACAAAGGCAGTAGGGGATAAGGAACTCGCTGAGAAGAAAGCTCAAGCAGAACGCCTAAAATTGGCTTCTGATACTGAGCAGAAAATCAGAGAGTTAGCATATACTCAAACGAGTGAAACCGTTGACCACTTAACCAATATGGTTACTCTCGGTCGCTTATCTCGTAGTGATGCGGACGCCTTACTTGCTGAAGAGTTAAAGACCTATATTGACTATGCACGGAGTGAAGTCAATGAGGCCCAGTTAACGGCTACCCAAAGGCTGCAGATTGAAAAGAACTTATTAGAGTCTCAACAAAAACTATGGGAACTCGCAGGTCGTAGTCTGAAAACGAGCCTACAAGAAGCCGCACGCCAATACAAACAAGAGACTACCAATTATGCAGATTTAGCGAAATCTACTTTTGATAGTACGATGAGTTCTATCAACTCGGCATGGACGAATAATCTCGAGGCTATGGCAACAGGAACGAAGTCATTTAGTAAAGGCATTAAGGACATATTCAAGGATATGACGAACGCCATTATTAAGATGATGATTCAGTTAACGTTCCAACAATATGTCATGCCTAAGTTGCAAGGATTATTTGGCGGCGCCGTTAGTGGTATTGGTTCATTAGGTGCTGCAAAAGGGACATCGTCCTTTGCTGGTGGTGGTTCGTTTAGTTCTGCATTTACAGGCAATCGATTTGCCGCCGGAGGAAAAACGAACCCAGGGCTTATGTTGGTTGGTGAAAACGGACCAGAACTATTACAGTCCTCTGGATCCCATCGTATTTATACGGCAAGCGAAACTCGTAGATTGGTAGGTGGCGCTACAAGCAACAATGTAGTTGTTAATATCATCAATCAGTCTGGCCGAGAACTCGAAAGCAAACAACAGAACTCTCGGTTCGATGGCGAAAATTATGTTATTGATGTAGTAGTTCGCGCTATGGAATCAAACAAAGGAGGTATGCGTGACGCCATTAAGGCATCCGCAGTATAACTATATGGCAGCATTTCCAGATATTCGATGGCCGATATATCCAATTCAGGAGACTACTCCAGATATTTCGTATAAAGGCCAAGTTGAAAACATGACGCTAATCACCAGGAAAAAGACGACAAAGACCCGGCGGACATATTCCGTAGGGTACAAGTTGCCAACAGCTGATTACTATAAACTTCGGGCATTCTTCGATGAAGTCAACTGCTCCGGTATATTCGATTGGGTTCATCCGGAAACACGGGAAACACTAAAAGTGCGATTTGCTGATCAGTTAGATTTTGCGGCGAATGACTATGGAGTGTGGATGGGAACCGTGAAATTACAGGAGGTATAACATGTTACCGCTCTCAACGGCATCGATTTTAGAGAAAAACCAAATATCGGCCACAGGTGTGTGGTTAATGCTGTTAGAAATATCTTATAAAGGGGATACGATTCGATTGGTATACAATACGGAGAATATCCAATTTCAAGGTAATACTTATATTGCATTTCCGTTTACCATTCAAGATGTCACTGAGAATGCAACGGATTTGCCTAATATTAAGCTATCTGTATCTAACGTGACTCGGACAATCCAACGTATGGCAGAGTCTAATAATGGATTCACTGGAGCCAATGTCATCATTCGTGTAGTGAATACGAACATACCTGATGTGTGTGAGCAAGAGGAGCATTTTGTAATTACAGGAACTCATGCAAATGCCGAATGGATGGAGTTTACATTTGGGACTGACTTTAGCTTTACTCGACGATTCCCATTAATCCGTGTGATGAAGGATTTCTGTCCGTTCAAGTTTAAAGGCGTTCAGTGTGGATATAAGGGTCGGGAAAATCAATGTAATAAAACCTTAGCGCGATGCCGTGAATTGGGGAACAGTACACGATTCGGCGGAGAACCTACTATCCCACAAGGAGGACTGTATGCATCCAATAAGTGACTTGACTGATATGATAGGCACCCCATTCTCGGAAATGAAGTGCTGGGATGTAGTTGTTGAGGTATATCGGCGTAGTGGAATACCACTACCCGAATATACCCAAATCCAAATGGATGAATGGCGCGAGGTTCGTGAGCCAATGCCAGGGAGTGTTTTGGTATTTGCGCTATATGGTAAAAATCTCGATCATGTAGGGGTTTATCTTGGTGAAGGTAAATTTATACACGCTACTGAACACAGTGGCACCTGTATAGAGCATATATCAAAATACGTGCCTCGATTGAAGCACATTTATGAAAGGAAGGAGTAGCAGATGGTTAATGTAATCATTGTAAATAATCCGTTCAAGCCAGAGCAACGGGATACAAAATATTTGCCATTTAAACAGGGCAAGTCTATCAGCTATTACTTCAGTGCACCTGGTGAATGGGCGTACTCAGTAAATGGACATGAAGCAGCGCCTGATACAGTTGTGAACGATGAAGACTACATTGTAGTAATGCCCCGAGTTGAGGGTAAATTCTTTGGTGTTCTTCTATCAATCGGGATGGCTGTATTTACCGGTGGTATCGCTTCGGGTGCTATCTTTGGTATACAAAGCTTAATTTGGCGGTCAGTAATTGCTATGGCGGTAGGGATGATAGGTAATGCTATCATTTCAAAGTTAACTGCCCCTAAGGTTGACCGTTCGAATTCCGAACAGTCAAATACATATGGCTGGGGAGGTACTGAAACTGTTACCGGACAAGGTTACCCTTTAGCCGTTACGTATGGCCGAATGAAAAGCGCTGGGTTATTATTATCCCGCCATGTAATTAGTGATGGTGAAAAGCAATATCTTAATCTCTTATACTGTGCCGGTGAGGGCGAGTTATCAAAGATAGAAGATATTCGTATTAATGCTAACCCAATCAGTAATTATAAGGATGTGCAGGTTGATGTCAGAAAGGGTACAAATGACCAAACGGTCATCCCAAACTTCAATGATAACTTTGCGGATCAATCCCTAAACTATGAATTGACTGAATCATGGAATACGCAACAGGTACAAGGCGATGCGTGTGACGCGATAGAGTTAACTGTTGGATTTCCAAACGGATTATATTATTCAAATGATAGCGGCGGCGCTGACCGTACGTCTGTCACGTTGAAAGCAGAAATTCGTAAGGTAGGTGATGAGTCCTGGCAGGCATTACCTTTAGCAAATCAAAAAGGCATGGCCGGTCACATTAAGCGTCGGGATGCGTGGAACTTTATTAAGTCAGACAATAGCGTGACGAATACATCTGATTACGCAGGACGAATTGAAGAGGCGACAAATAATGCGTTTTATCGTGTATTTCGATTCGACAATCTCGAAAAGGCTCGCTACGAAATTCGTATGCGATGCAGTGCGAAAGATGGGAAAAGCCTGCGTCATGTTAATAAGGTCTACTGGGTACAACTAACTCAAATTATATATGACGATTTCGTGCATCCAGGGAAAGCCCTCATTGGAATTAAGGCTTTGGCCACATCTCAACTAAGTGGAACTGATCCAAAAGTGACATGGATTCAAGAACGTTCAGAGGTGTATGTGTTCAATCCGTATATCAATAAGTACGAAGCTCAACCAGCGGATAATCCGGCATGGGCTGCATATGATTTAATCCACATCTGCCGTAAGATTGGCGGTGAATATATTGTATTCGGACAGCCCCATATGCGCCTTGACTATAACGCATTTAAGGCATGGGCGGATAAGTGTAAAACGAATGGGTTTACATTCAATTATATATACGACACCGCTATGCGATTATGGGATGCGTTAAAGTATCCAGAGGCAGTAGGTCGAGGGAAGGTAATTCCTGTAGGAACCAGGTTCACATGCGTTAGCGATTATCAATCTACACCGGTACAGTTGTTTACTGTAGCCAATATAAAACACGGCAGCTTTACTGAAGAGTTTCAAGGTGTGGAGGCTAGGGCTAACTCTGTTGAAATATCGTTCCTTAACAAGGATAAGGATTATGAGCGAGACGTCATTCCAGTATATGGGGATACTTACGATGAGTCGGATACGCTAACAAATCCGGCACAAGTTGAACTCATGGGGTGCACTAGTCTTGAGCAGGCCTATAAACACGGTAAGCATTTCTTGCGATGTAATAAATATGAAATACGTACTGTGACAATAGAGGCGTTTACGGATGCCATAGCGTGCACGGTAGGAGATATTATTTTAATTCAGCACGACATACCTGAATGGGGCGAGGGCGGTCGTGTGGTTGCGGTAAGTGGCCAGACGATTACACTTGACAAGGAAGTGTCGGTACAACCAGGGAAGAATTATCAGTTGCTAATTCGTAGCAACTCTACGGATATCGTCTCTACGTTTAACGTAGTAAATGTATCAGGTCTCAATGTGATTGTTAAAGAGGCTATACCGGTGCAGCCTGATGCGGTATATGCATTCGGAGAGGTCTCTAAATCGGCTAAGCCATTTCGTGTGTTGGCTATTACAAAGACACTATCAGAAATGACTCGTAAGATTCAATGCATGGAATATTATCCAGAACTCTATGTATCAGATGATGGCACGGTGCCAAGTATTGATTATACGAATCACGGTGCATCTGATATTCAATCAGTAGGGTTAGTGAGCGATGTCTATGGTGCTAATGGCATCATGTATTCACGTATAGGTGTAACGTGGCAGTTACCTCGCGATGGAAAAGTCTCAAATGTAGTTGTGAATTACCGAAACGTAAAAAGTGATACATGGACATATATCGGAAACTACCCAGCATCCACAAATACTACCACGATATCTGATGTGCTGCTAGGTGCGACCTATGAGGTGCGGGTGCAGGCTATTAACGAGTTAGGGCAGCTGACTACCGGTATTACTAAATCGATTAACATACCTAAAATGCAAACGCCAGAGGATGTGCAAAATTTGCACGTACTCAGTCGATATAATCAGACTGCAGATAAGAGTGTGTACTACGACTTACAAGTACTATTTGATCCACCTAGTAATCCGGCTAACTTCGATGTAGCTGAAGTGTGGTATATGCTAACCGCTAAAAGCGGAAAGCCTGTATCCGGTCAAGAATGGCAATATGCGGGAAGTAGTACAAGCCAAGTGATCATTAAGGCATTGGGCCCAGGTGAGACATATCGAATCAAAGCAATCTCGGTTGACCGATTTGGCAACAGAGCAGAAACAGCCCAAATGGTTGATGTGCTAGTCAAACCAATGGATGCAATACCTGACATGCCTAGTAATTTTGGTATTACGTTCGGTAGAAATGCCACCGCATCATGGGATGAGGTGCTGAATGCTGACGTCGACTATTACGAATTACGTACCGATAATAATCCTGGTAAAGATACGAATGCTTTATTGGCAAGAGTTAAAGGTACATCTGCTGTACTTACCCTATCTAAACGAGCGGATACTGTTTATTTATATGCTCGCAGCACGTTGGGCAAATACTCGACTGCAGCAACATACGAGTATAACGTTCCGCAGTTGGCCGCGCCTGAGCTTGTAGTAAAAAATCAGTTAGGGGGATTTAATCTTTACTTCTCTACTAAGCCGGCACAAGCATACGCAATCAGATGCCACGTGATCGGAGATGAGCGCACTGATGATTTTGAAACTACTAGCACCATGCTGACATATTCGAACTCAGCCGGAATATACCGGATACGTTGCTCATTTGTGGATGTGTTCGGAGATGGACTTGTTAATGAAAAAACTGTGACTATTAAAGTCGCGATTCCTAAGGAAATGTTGGATAAAGAAGCTTTAGGAATTAATGATATTAATAGGCGCATAGCCGCCCTTGATAAAGGGACGTCGGGCGTCCTAGATTATGCGAAAGCCGTTGCATTGATGTCTCGGTCACCGCAGTTAATGGAAGACCCTACATTTAAGAATAAAGCCGAATTAGTGACGTATGCCAAAGCCGGGCAGCGAGTAATACAAAAGCTTGCGGCTCCCTCACCTAAATGGGGAGACGTTAATACTGGCGGTCAAATGTGCGGCATATTAATAGGGGACACAAAATATACCTCTATCGGGTATGGCGGTTTTAGAATCACACCTGGCGGGAAATCACTAGAGGGGCAATTAAATAATACTTATATTGTCCGTATGGTGGCGAAAGTTAAATCCGACATATCCCTGTATTTAAATAACAATCATCTTGGTCGTGGCGATACGCCGACAGGATTTCTGACATCTAACAAGGGTTCAGATAAACCGCAAGAATATATATTCTTTTGGAAGTATGGGAACGAATGGAATCCGCAGAATACAGACGGACATGACTGTGGATATGTCTACTTTAAAAGTGATAACGGCAAAAACAACAGTCCAAACTTTATCGCATGGATTTACAAACTCGAAGTATATGCTGTAGACGGATACGATGACAGCGTTGCCAATATCAAGACGTCAATCAGTCAGTTGCAAGACGCTATTGATTTACAAGTTAATAATTTAGCTAATAAAATGAGCACCCGCATTACGCAACTCGATAATGCAATCAAATCACAAGTTATCGACGGTGATAAGGTAATGAGTGCTATTACCCAATACAGGGGCGGTACCCGCATTGATGGTAAATTATTGCACGTTACGGGGCAGACATTATTTGATAACAATGTTATTGCCAAAGGGATGATACAAGCCCGGGCAGTTACTGCCGACAAATTACATGTTGATAATTTAGCGGCGGTGTCCAGTACAATCGGGTTACTTCGTTCGAGAGAGACCGGTGCTCGTGTTGAGATTCAAGATAACCTTATTACAGGTTTTGATGATGATAACAACCCTCGGATTAAACTTGGGTGCTGGTAGGAGGTATTATGGAACCGCATGTATTAGCTTATGACGTTAACGGCAATATCATACTAAATCTCAAGGAAAGGCTCACACGTATCGAGGGGCGGATGTATGTATCTGACATCCCTAATCGACGCCAACAAATTACTGTGAATGGATTGCAGCCTGAGCAACATGTCTGGGCTGCAGCTATGGGACAGTACTTAGTGGCGGAGGTTAGGGGCAATATCATAACATATTATTTTGCAGTGTCCCAGGATGAATATAATATCAATCGTCAATTTAAAGATCTTACGTATGAAGGGTGGCTGGCGTATGGAATTTATTAACATCCAGAATAAAGAAGGTGTTACGATTATAAACGATACCTATGATAATCTAGTATATCTTAGCTTTCCTAATCAAAAAGAGGCAGTTCTCTACACCGGGGCAATGAGGGGGATAACGCCAACGGTTCAAATCCCGCTCAAGCCTGTAGCTTACACACCTATGCTGGTGCCTACAAATAAATACCAATATGGATATAATGCGGGGGATGCTAATGTAATCCAGGTCTTTTATGTCACTAATTACGCATATCATGGTGACGCACCTCTTATAGCAGTATCAGTTCCACAAGGATATGAATTTGCGGCTCAATGGGTCCATAAACGTCGTGAGCGATTAATGGTACTGGTAGTGGATGTAATTAAGCCAGGCGAAAAGGTAACACAAGCAATGGTGGATGAAGTAAAAGCTGGCATCAAGTTCTATTGTTTTGGTTACTTCGAGGACGTTGCAGCCAATGCAGACACGCCTCGTATTCGATTTGTTGATAAGGTAGGAAGTAGTAAACCTAATACGGCATTGCAAGTTCTTGGCCGACACAAATACTATAAAGCATCCTGGGCAGCAGATTACAACCTGCAGAATGATGTGATATATGATAGCCGCATCAGGTACCTTCGCATAATCGATCACTATGCGCACGATTGGTATAACCAGTTATCAAACTACGTTCCGGATACCTTTACAAATATGGCTCGTGATCCAAAGTCATATGGCGTTAAGGTTGCAATTATACCCATGTCCGTAATCGATGCATCCGTTTGGGGGCCTAATATTAATAATGGAGATAAAAAGTCACACACGGGGCGAGTGTGGCAAACGTTCAGATTTCACGATGAGAGTACCGTATCGCTGAAATCGTATCAGTCCATTGATTGGAATACAGTCACCACGTATCCTGTAGGTTGTTCTGGTAAAACCACATCTCAGTATTTGGTAGTCGATGTGACCGGGTACGATAAACCATCCCCAATACCGTTTAATTAAAGAGGTGATTAGTAATGAATGTAAATATATTTAGAAAAATCGGAGGTCTAAATGGACGAAATTAGATTATTGCTAATGGACTTCGGAATTCCGCCGTATTTCGCGGACATTGGATTCTGGGTGACCCTCTTGGGGGTCATCTGGGCTGCTCTGCGGGGCTCGTTTCGTGCGATGGTGTGGTTCTTAGAACATACCTCGTTAGTTGCAGTTAAGCAAGAATTAGATGACCATTTGGCTCGACGCATGGATAAGCAACGTAAAGATTATGATGATAAGTTATCCGATGCTATCAATAGTATCGCTGATTTAACAAAAAGTAATCAGGAAATATTAAAGCAGTTGGTCAAGCTGGAAGAACGAGATGCAGCGAAGTTTCACAGGCTTAATAACCTCGAAACTACAGTTCAAAGTCTGAGTACTGAATTGATGCATATCCAAGTTCTAAACAATATGCCAATAGGAAGAAGTATCACGCTCAGTACCGATGATATAGGGGGCGATTAGTGATGAAGTATAAAATCATGAACCGACTGAAATCAGCATATGGTGCTGTTCGTGTTGCTAACATTAGACCTACTGGAGTACTAGCGACACGGATTCTAGTGCTTATTATGCTAATTCCTATTTGGTTAGTCATAACAGAGTATGTTATGGCATTTGCTAGGGGTTATGTATCAAGTGAAACTAATAAGTTGATTGATGTTGGGCTCAATATTATTGACCACATATTCATTCCTAGCGTATTGACAGCCGTAGTAGGCTTCCTAGGCCTTTGGTTGGATAGAAACAACAATGGTGTCCCTGATAAATTAGAAGGAGGTAGTAGTAATGACGAAAATATTTATAAATCCAGGTCATGATATTGACCTGGACTCTGGAGCAGTAAATCCTAACACAGGACGTCGTGAATGCGACGTTGCTCGTGATGCGGGTAAGTTATTGGCTTGTTATTTACAAACAGCAGGGTGCGAAGTTCGTACCCTGCAGAGTGATGACTTAGGTCTTGTATGTGAAACATCTAATGAATGGGGTGCAGATATATTTGTATCACTCCACTGTAACGCATTCAATACGCAGGCACGTGGCACTGAAACATTGTTTAAGTCCTTTAACGGGCAACGCTTAGCGAATGACATTCAATCACAAATCATTCGCAGCATTAATACCGTGGATCGCGGCGTTAAGGAACGTCAAGATTTATGGGTATTAAACGGCACAGATGCAACAGCCGTGTTAGTTGAAATGGCATTCATTGATAATGATGAAGACCTAGCACTACTTAACAATGACCTTGATACTATAGTGCGTGCTATAGCAAGGGGCATTACGGACTTTATAGGAGGGGAATAATGTATGACAAAATCAAAATTTTACTTAATCACCCTACTTACCGCTATATTATTATCGGTGGTATTGGGCTCGTCATCTGTCTTTGCCTCGGATATATCTTCTACCAACCAAGCGGAACCGACTATCAGCGTGCCCGTGAGTCAGTGGAACGAATTGAAAAGCAACAACGCGAAAGCGTTGAGCTTAATCGAAGCATCCAGCGTTCCATTGACAGAAGCACAGACTATAGCCGTGAAGCAGCGACAAGAATTGAACGAAGCTCACAATACAATCAACAAATTGGAGAACGAATTAATGCAAGCCAAACTTCAATCAATGAAGCAAGAAATTGTCTTGTCCGAAATGCAGAACTCTTTGACAGAGTTGAAAGGGCAAATCGACAACGACAAGAGAACAATCAAACGCTTACGAATGCAACGCAACCTATCCCAAATACTGGGAGCGGGTGCGACAATCGGAGTAGTAATTCATCGATGACTGAGAGGTGATCCAAGCATCTCCCTACCATACGAGGGCGGACGTGTGGATTAATGGTAAATACACAAAAGACCTTACTGGGCGTATGTCCTGGTAAGGTCTTTTTTTGTTTATAAATAGTAATTGCAGATAAGATAAAATTATGGTGTAATTATGGTAATAATAGGAGGTGGGAGTAATGCTGAAAGTATTTAACAAGGACCCACATTTCATGAGGGATGCAATAATCGTAGATAACTACGCTGCTGCGTGGGATATAATATGCTCCATGCAGCAGAAGCTAGGGAAAGGCATACTTCTTGTTGGTAGGGAAACATGGGAAGACCTCAGATTGGTTGAGCATTTTCCTGATTTTATTTGGAGAGACGATGTAAAGACGGTATATGTTAATAGCGATAAAACATTAATAATTCCTGCTCCGTCAAAGTATAATCGAGCCAACGTTTTAAAGCTCATTAAGTTCTTTGGACTTCACTATTCTATCCGAGAAATATAA